GACAAGAACTATTACAATATATCAAAGAAGATGGGACTTATTTACCCAAATCGGTATTGCACGCGGATTTAGATAGAGGTATGTTGGACTTCGTTAAAAATGAATTGAAGGTTGTTACCGCAGGGGAAATAGTTCCAATGGTAGATATTATCATTACTACTCAAAACTGGTCTCAATATGTTGAAACTTATAAATTCATAGACTTAGATTATAACCCAGACCCACCATATATTACAGTCGTTAGAAGTCCTGAAGTTAAATATGGTTCAAACCCATCACTTCAATATACAATTCCAAATAGAAAACAATTTTATTATGCATCGGTTCCGACTTGGAACGGTAATGAACAAGGTATGGATATCTATACAATACCACAACCTGTTCCTGTCGATATCAAGTATAGTGTTAAAATCGTTTGCAATAGAATGAGGGAATTAAATCAATTAAATAAAATTGTAATGCAAACATTTGCATCACGACAAGCATACACATTTATTAAGGGTCAATATGTTCCAATTATTTTAGATAATGTTTTAGACGAATCTCAAATGACCATAGACGCAAGAAAATATTATGTTCAGAATTATGATTTCACAATGTTAGGATATCTGATTGATGAGGAAGAATTTGAGGTAAAACCGGCAATCCAAAGAATAACTCAACTTTTTGAAATAGACACCACAACAAGAAGACCAAGAAGAAATAAATACCCGGAAAACCCTGATGAGTTTAATTTTCAGTTTTTATTTGTAACCGGTAATACAACCTTGGCAGATAGGATTGATTTTAGGGCGAATATGTCATTTTTAAGTTCAGATAATGTAGACACCTTTGATGTGTATATAAATAACAATTATTATGGTAGTGATACTCAAATAATACAAATCACAACTAACGATATTTTAAGAATTGAAGTAACTAAAATTAATAATAATCAAGAAGCTTTAATTATTTTTGATAACAAGTTAGTTTAATCTTCCCCATAGATATCTTTCTTCTCTTTACACTTCTCAATTATTAAATTTTCCAAAAATTTATAAATTTTTATTCCCCTCTTATCACAATACTTTTTCAGTATATTATGTGATTCGGGGGATATTTTAATGTTCTTAATTACTTTCTTGGGTTTCATGGTGAGAAAAAAGGCAGAATTAATTCCTACCATTTATAAATAGTTACTCAAAAGTAAAGTTTTTTGATAAAATATGGAATATTTATCTATAAAATAAATCTGTAATAGAATTAATAAATAATGGCAACAGCACAAGCAAACCAAAAAGTATTCGTATCTCCGGGTGTATACACATCTGAAACGGACTTATCTTTCGTAGCCCAAAGTGTAGGGGTAACTACATTAGGTCTTGTTGGAGAAACAATTAAAGGACCGGCATTTGAACCGGTATTCATAACTAATTATGATGAGTTCCAAGCCTATTTTGGAGGAACCCAACCTACTAAATTTTACAATACTCAAATACCTAAGTATGAGGCGGCTTATATCGCCAAATCATATCTACAACAATCAAATCAATTATTTGTAACAAGAATACTTGGTCTATCGGGGTATGACGCAGGACCTTCTTGGTCTCTTAATGTTACTTCAAATGTTGATCCAACAACAATTGGAGATCCATCCTCAGGAACATCATTTTCAGCAACATTTACAGGTAATTCATTATTAGGTGTTGTTGAATTTATTTCAGGTTCGTTACCGACTGAAGTTACTTCATCATTTACCACGCAATACAGACAACAAGATGGTTCAATATCGACATTACAAGATGATTTTAATTCTTATTTGGGTGCGGTGATGAACTCACCATCAACTTCAGCAACTACTGCAGTAATTTATGGGTCAATCCCTGAACCAGAATATTTTAATATTACTAGTCAATACTCGGTAATAGAAAGTCAATATGGTTGTGAACCCAATTTTACTCGAAATGATTTAACTGCAGATAGTAATGATGTTTGGTATTATGCAAATTTTGAATTTGAAAATAACAATTCTTTGACAGATAATTATTCGGGATATTCATTTTATTATGTTGTATCAAGTTTAACTTCAGGTTCGTCTAACACATTTACAGGTACGGTTATAGGTAATTCTTATACATTTACAGGTAGTGCTTATAGTGAGTTTAATAATATGGTTGTCGCAACTATTCGTTCGAGAGGAATCTCTTTATTTACAAATAGTTCCTCAAGTATTAATCATGGACCAATTTATCAAGTGGGAATTGATTACGATAATAACAATACTTGGGTTCCAAATGATTTACAATTAATTTGTACTGGACAATATTCTGAAATTTCAAAATCACCTTTTGCGACTTTTTTATTATCGGGAGTTACTAAAGATAATGATGTCTTCTCATTTGAAACATCTCTATTATCATCTTCTTCAAAATATATTACAAAAGTATTAGGTGTTGATAATTTTGGAAAATCAAGATTTGAAGTCCCAATTTATGTTGAAGAATCATATTTAGGATCACTAAATTACGCATATAATCAAGGATATATTAGAGGATTGAATTGTGATTTAATAGCACTACCTGACGCGAGAAGTCAAAACACATCATCTATCGCATATAATTTGGAAAGATATCAGTCTCCTGAAACACCATATTTGGTTTCAGAGTTAAGAGGTAATAAAGTTTATAAATTATTCAAATTTATATCAATATCTGATGGTGATTCTGCAAATACTGAAGTTAAAGTGTCAATTGCAAATTTATCCTTCAATAATATGTCTTTTGATGTTTTTGTTAGAGATTTCTTTGATACTGATGCAAATCCCGTTGTAATTGAGAAATTTACAAATTGTAATATGGATCCGGACTCAAATAATTTTATCGGTAAAAAAATTGGGTCATCAAATGGGGAGTTCGCATTAATTTCTAAATATGTTATGGTTGAAATGTCTGATGAGGCACCAATAGATGCTCTACCTTGTGGATTCTATGGTTATACACAAAGAGAATATCAAGATTATGATCTTTATCCATCACCTTATCCTAAATTTAAAACAAAATATTATTTCCCTGGTGAAGTAATTGCAAACCCACCTTTCGGTTCTAGTACCGGTGGTGCTCCAGTACAATCTGCTGGCGATATAGTTAGAAGAAGTTATTTAGGTTTCTCAACACAATTTGGTATTGATGAATCTTTTTTAACTTACAAGGGAAAACAAAATCCAACTAATTGGATTAGTGATCCAAGTGTTGAAGGACAACCTTGGAATATTATAAGTAAAGGATTCCATATGGATTCAGGAGCTACTGTAGTTACGATATCAACTACTTCATTAGCAAGTGGTCAAACGGCGTTTGAATGTGGTGTTGCAGAATTTAGAGAAGACCCTGAAACACAAGAAAATCCTTATTACTTCATTTTCTCAAGAAAATTTACTTTATGTTTTGCAGGAGGTTTTGACGGATGGGATATATACAGAGAATGGAGAACAAATGAAGACAGATTCCAATTAGGTTCTCAGGGTTATTTGGCGGGATCTTCTCCATCTTCAAGATATCCAAATGCGACAGGTGAAGGGTTATTTAAAAGAATTACAGTTCAAAATAATACCCAAGATTTTGCAAACACTGATTATTATGCTTATTTACTTGGTATCCTAACATTTTCAAATCCTGAATCTACAAACATTAATGTGTTTGCAACATCAAGTATTGACTATGTAAATAATTCAAATCTTGTTGAGGAATCAATTGATATGATTCAATTTTCAAGAGCTGACTCAGTTTATATTGCAACAACACCTGACTATAAAATGTTTACACCTGATGCAACTAACCCTCAAGACATTATTTATTCTCAAGAAGCGGTTGATAATCTAGACAACACAGGAATTGACTCTAACTATACCTCAACTTATTATCCTTGGATATTAGTTCGTGATACCGTTAACAATACACAAATTTACTTACCACCAACAGGTGAGGTTTGTAGAAACTTAGCATTGACTGACAACATTTCATTCCCTTGGTTCGCATCAGCGGGTTACACAAGAGGTCTTGTAAACTCAATCAAAGCTAGACAAAAACTTACACAAACTGATAGAGATACGTTGTATCAAGGTAGAATCAACCCTATCGCAACTTTCTCTGATGTTGGAACTGTAATTTGGGGTAATAAAACTTTACAAGTTGCGGACACAGCACTTAATAGATTGAATGTTAGAAGATTATTACTTCAAGCTCGTAAGTTGATTTCAGCGGTAGCTGTAAGATTGTTATTTGAACAAAATGATCAAATAGTGAGACAACAATTTCTAGATAGTGTTAATCCTATTTTAGACTCAATCAGAAGAGATAGAGGTCTTTATGATTTTCGTGTAACAGTATCTTCAACACCTGAAGATTTAGACTCTAACAGATTAGTTGGTAAAATTTACTTAAAACCTACAAAATCTCTTGAGTTCATCGATATTGAGTTTTTCATCACACCAACAGGTGCTTCGTTTGAAAATATCTAAAAATAATAAATTTAATGGGGGTACAAAAGTATCCCCTTTAATTGCCAAATATGAAAAAACAGATTAAAGAAGGATTTAATCCCGAGGGAACACCAGATATGAAATATTATGCCTTTGATTGGGATGATAATATTGTTCATATGCCAACTAAAATTATGTTAAAAACTGAAGATGGTGAAGAAATTGGTATGAGTACTGATGATTTTGCAGAGT